CAGATGCATCATCCGATAAAGAATAAGTATCAATATTTAAAATCGTTGATGATGGTGAATAAGTTGGAATAGATAAAGAAGTATTGTATGGGTTTTGGGAATAAGTTAAAGAGGGAGAAACAGAATTATAAACACCTTTTTTATGAGATGATGTCGCTAATCTAAAACAAGAAACTTTAACACCATTGTAATAAGCATTAACATCTTCTCCAGTTTGAAATGTTGGAGAACCAGTAATCATAGATATCTGTAAAAGTTTTGGAATAACATCAATATTTGAATTTCCATCGAAGAAAGAATAATATTGAGTATTTGGTTGAAGTCCAGTTGCATAAAACTGAACATTTTTAGATTTAAAATTATTTGAAGGTTTTGTACTTAAAATAAGTTCATTTATAAATGAACTATTCCATTCTCCCTGTGTTCTGATTACAACTCCATTTTCATAGTTAATTGATCTTACCCATGTATCAGAAGATGGTGTTAATTTAACATGCCCATTATAATTTGATATTCCTGCCGGATTAATATTTTGTTCATCGGTTGCATAAGTTTGACCGATTCCTGCAGAAACTTCAATATAATTTAAAGTTACAACATCACCAGTTTTCTTCACATTTGAATCTAAAAGACTTAAATCCGAAGAAAAATCTGCATTTTCTATATTAATATCCTGACTGACTCCAATTTCTGATTTTAACGAATATGAAGATACATCACAATTGAGTTCTTGATTTTTAGTATTAATTACACAGTTAGCATCTAAATTTTTCAAATCAATAAATTCATTATTCTTAAAATCATCTACAAAAAATCCGGATTTAAATCTATCAATTCCATCAGAATCCAATATTTGCAATGATTTTGTATTCAATTCTAATAATGATAATGAAGATGCTATTTCAACATTATTAATCCTGTCTTCAAGAGATCCAATATCTTTCATTGTATATCTCTTATTGCTCACTAATGAAACTGTACTGTCACTAGGATTATAAAGATACGCTGGATGTTCAATGATTGCAACATCCATAGAATCATCGATTGTTGTTGGTGCTTTTGGATTTTGTGCAGAAATTCCTTTTATTAAATTGAAAGTTCCATTTTTGTTTAATACAATTTTATCAATTCTTGGAAGATAATATGAATATCCTACTAAAGAACTTTCATTGGGTGTTAGAATTAAAGATGGATTATTTGCAGACGTAACAAAATATCTACTAGAAAAATCAAAAGGTGATTGGGAGGTGGATGTAAATGGTGTAACTCTTGGTCTAAAATCTAAAGTGTCTGAAGATCTTAGATTATTTGATAAAATAGGAATGTCTTTTTCAAATCTTTCGGCATCGTATGATGCAATAGTATAAACATCTCCATCATCATCAGATGGTACACTATAGTAGTCAAAAATAACTAGTAATTTTCTGGAAGGTATAGATGATGTATTTTTTCTAATTATTTTAGAATAATCATAATATTGCTCTTTTTGACCCTTATCAAGAACGTATTCTTGTGATTTATTAATATACAATCCGATATCAATGCTCTGTATTGATGAAACAATATTGGATTCTTTGAAAACAACCGTTTCGCCATTAATAAATTTATTAGAATTTAGATATACAAATTCAATCTTTGTTGGTGAATTTTTTGTTACTACCTGAGCTACAGCACCACTAGTTTGACCAATAACTTTTTCACCCAGTATTGCATTAACATTTAAATTGAGACCGGTTTGGAAATTTAATCCATCCAAAACTGGGGAAGATTGGTTGATAGATTCATAAACAGCAATTACATTCGCAACATCTGGAACATTTAGTGAAATTTCTTCATCTTCAATTCTTAATCCATAATATTTACTAACTAACAGTCCAGAAGATGTAGTGGAAAATGCGGCAATACATTTGTCTACTTCTAATTTTTGACTTCTGATATAATTTTTTTTCTTATTTTTGATTAAATTTTTTCTAACAGTAGCATTGACTACAACATTAGATTGTGATTCTCTTAATCCACTTAAAGTTATAAAAGTTCCAGATCCATCTAAAGAAAATTTGTCAGACGTTAAAGGTTCTATGTTTCCATCAGAATAAAATACTGAATATTTTTCTGCATCAAAATTATCGAAATAAGCGTTATCAATATCTACGTCAGATAAACTTAAAGTTAAAGTTCCGTTAGAGTTTGTAGATTTATTTTTTGCTTGTCTGTTTACTTTTAATTCCGATCCAACAAAATTAACATCAGATATATTAGTATTATTTAATTTAGCATACAAGTAAGCATTTTCTTCATTTTGAATTGAAGGGTAACCAACAGAAAAATTAACGCTTGTTGTTGAATTTGGTCTTCCACCATCACAAACTCCAGTTACTGTCGAAACACCAGAAAGAGTGATGATTAAACCATCGGAAGAAATGGAGGAAATTCTATTAAAAGTTTCTTCAGATAATCCTGTTCTCTGATATCGAATAATTGTATTAGTATTGATTCCAACAAAAGTTCTACCTGGAGATGATGCTATTCCAGAAGCATTGATGATTAAAACGTCATTTGAATTGAAATTTTTTAATGTTTCCCGTGATAAAACAGTATCAGCAACAAAATCTGTTGATAATCCTATAGAACTACAATCTTGATATACCGACTTAATATCATTTGTGCTATATGTTTTAATAGATTGTACTGATCTTGAAAATTCTTTTGATCCATTGATTGAAATTTGTTCACCTGGTGAAAAAATTCCAGATGTTTGAGTTAACGTAATTATTTCACTTGTTGGATTAATAACGACATATCCAGAAGCTCCACTATTTTCCCCTTTAATATATGATGATGCCGGACAAGAATTAGAATCGAGAGATTGATTTAAAGTAATCTGAGTGTAAGTTTGAACATCAAATAGATACAAATTCCAATTTGTACTAGAATTTGAGTAAGTATTATTATCTAACCCAAAAGAATATATTCTTGCTTTTCCTATTTCATTTCCAGATCCGGATGTAGTAGAATCCTTTCTCTGATCATAAAAACTAATTGTATAGTTATTATCAATTCCCAATAAAGGAGATCCAGAAACATTATTAACTTTTAGTAAATTTCCCATTTCAAAGGGAACTAATGAAGTGGGAATAATTTTTTTATCTCTTGTCTTTTCAACATCGAGAATTGTTGTTTCATTTTTTTCAATATCAAATCCACGAACATATGCTTTTCCTGGAGAAATTGATATCGATAATAAATCATTTGATGGGGTATTATTCTGATCAGTTTTTTGATTTTCTAAATAAATTCCATTTGAAGAAATTCCATCATTTAATGAATTTTTTACATCGATGCTAAATGGAATTGTAGCATAATCACCAGATTCGTCATATGTTCTTTGAGCAATATATTCTTTAATTAATGAATATAGAAACTCTTAATACTTCAATAAAATTTTGATCGTTAAAATCATCAATGGATTTTGCTGTTAATGATGCACTAATTTTTAATCTATCTGCACCTGGAGCAGAATAATTAGCAAATCCTCTAGCATTATCATAAAGATCTGGATTTGAATCTGATGCAAATTCAATTGATTCTTGAATTTGCAATCCTACTCTGTAAGATGGTGTATTTGTATATTGATCAAGAATGATAGTTTCATCATTTACTGTTACAAATGATCCTCTAATATAATAAACTCCTTTAGATATTGATACTGCAGATCCAACAGACGTAGCATTTCTGTTAATTAATGATGCTATTGTTTGTCCCGAATTAATCGTTGTATTCCCATAATTAAATGTATCTAAACTTATTAAAGTTTCCCCATCAGTAAATTGACTGACATTAAAATTAACATCAGAAGTCAGATATTTAACATATAAAGTATAATTTTCTTTTGACGATTGATTCTTCGTTAAAACGTTTTTTACAATAGCTGTAATTTGTGAATTTTGACCTTTAATTTTCTTTCCAATTAAGTTATTTAAATATACTCCAATATCAATACCTAAGTGCGAATCATTAATCTGTACCGCATAATAATTTGGATCATATGTCGTATTTCCCGGAATAACTATGGATCCTTCTTTGAAAAAGTGTGATCCAAATAATTCTATTTGATTTTGAAGTATAGACTGTAATGTAATTAATTCCCTAGATTGAACTGGAAATCCCGGCTTAAACAATACCCTATAAAAATTTTTTGACCGATCAAAGTCATCAAAATATGGTGATATATTTAAATCTGTTTTTTGGGACATGTTTAGAATTCCAGTATGATTTTAATGTCTTCTTTTTGTCTGGGATTTCTTGTAACTATTGGTCTATTATCCAAATAAAGAATAGTTCCGCTTGATTTATTTATCTCTGAAGGTGCGATTCCATTTGTAAATTTTGATGATAAATTAACTATTTTAGACGAAGAAACTGAAGTGGTAATACCCGAAAAATTCGCATCAATTGTACAACTAAAATTATTTTCCGAGGTTATAGTTCCACCAAAAGGATCAAAACCAATAATAGTAGACTCGTTAACAACATTAAAAGAGTCTTTTTGATCTTGAGTTGTAGAATTAAAGTATAATGATCTATCTGTAAAATACTTTAAAACTTTTGTTTCCGCATCATATGATGCAATATAACCAACGGCTGTCCCAATGCCTGGAACAGATTGATATATTTTATTTCCGGGTATAGCATCAGTTTCATTCGCTACTGCAGATAATTTCAATGCAGAAAGACCAGAAAATTCACCATCAG